TTGTAGTGGGTTTGCTTCACCTGCAGTTGAAGGTGTAGCAGTTGCACCACCTGTTCGAGGCAATAGTGCAATTGACTGAGATGCAGTACCTCCGTTAAAGTCATTAGCATCTAACTTCATTGAGGAAAGCAATTCGTCATTACCTGCAGTTGATACAGCTTTAGAACCATTAACAGTTGAGTTAGCGGTGTCTGCATTGCTGTGAATTGCAGATTGTTTGTAACCTGATAGATAACCAAGTACGTCTTGGTCAAACTGATCAGATAGTCTGTATGCAGCACGATCAGATGCAAGACTTTGAAAATTGACGTGGCTATGAGCCTCTTCAATATCATCGACTTTGAAAGCAAAGTAATTAGCTTTGTCAATAGTTAATGAAAAATCTTCATCGTCTAGATCTTGTGGTGTAATAGTTGTACCACGTGCATACGATTTTACGGTGATTTCAGGTTCTTTAATAATTTTAACTGAGTCACCCATTTGGGCTATCTCTCCAAAATAATCAGAGTTTGTGATAGCTTCAACAACAGATGCCTTGCGGAAAGCAAGTTGCACCTGTTTGGAATAGATTACTGGACTAAAGTTACCATTGGGTAAATTGCCGTAACCTGCTGCTGTTGAAAACGCCATTATGGTTTCTCCTTATATTAGCAGTAACAGATGCGAAACACACAGATATTCTACTGGAGGCTAGACATCGTAGGGTGCATAATTACAACACTTGGCCTTTGTGTTGCACTTATGGGCCATGATTTACTAGGTAAGTCCGTAAGCCACTGTTGTTTGCTTGGGGAAATAGTCAGTGCAGGTAATCCATATAGGGGCTGCACTAAACTACGATATATATAGTTATATCATAAATAACTATAATGTCAATACTTTTTATCTAGCTGACCCAGATAAATCGTATATAAAGTTGCCTGTACGAATAGCTTCCATAATCTCATCAGAGTTTCTTTCATATTCGACTGCAGACATTTTTTGTACATCAGACTCTTTGATCGCACCTCCCTGTGGATCAGACTGAGGTACACTGCGTTCATTCCGTGTACCCACAGAACGTGCAGCGTCTTTTGATGAAGCAGACTTTTTAGGTTTAATGTTCTTATCTGCTTTATACAAATCAATTGCTCGTGCAGCAGACCTTGCATCTGCATCATTTTCATAAAGAGCTTCCTGTACCCACTTGGGTTGTTCTTCTGCCCATTCATGGAAATCATCACTGTCACGAATTTCACTAAAATCAGGATGTATTTTAAGTAATTCAACTTCAGCTTTTTCTCTTGTAGCTGTAGCTTTCATTTCATCTATTTCTTTAACTCGTGCTTCAAGTCCTTCTGATTGTTCACGTGCTTTTTTAATTGCAATAGTTTCTACAATAGCAGCTACATCAGGATACTTAGTTGCCCAAGCTTCAATGTCTTCATCTGATTTTGGTAGTTTAATCTCACTCTTAGTAGACTCAGTTAATTGTTGCTCTAACGCTTTGATACGATCTTCGTACTCTTTTTCTTTTGATTGTTGATGCCTACGTAGATCACCATATCTTTTCTTAAAGCTACGTTCCTCTGCATTTTTAGGTTCTTCTTCTTTTGGTTCTTCAACCTCTTCTGTTTCACCTTTTTGTTCTGCGAGTAATTGTTCTAACTCTTCTTCTTCTTTTTTTATTCTTTCTTCATTAGTATACTTGCGATTTGCAAATGCTACTTTTTTTGGTGACTGCATTTCTTCAGCCATTATTTGTTGTTCTGACATTATCTGTCCTTTCACTAGGGCCACCGTAGCCATGTTGGATGGGGGATGGGTAGCTAGTCTAATGTGGATTATATTATTATATGTAGGTCAATCCACAAAACCATACATATTATCTACCACCGATGTTACGTCCACCTACACCTGTTTTCTGTTTACGTTTAGCAAATGCACCTGTACCTTTTCGTGCATCTTTCATTCTTCTGCGTCTATCTCTACGTCTTTCTGCTGCTGCTTTTTCTGCTGCTTCTTTTCTTTTAGCTTCTATTATGTCTTCTTCTGATCTATATCCTTGACTTCCAAGCCCTGCAACTATATCAGTTTGTACCGATGGTTGAGCAGCACCTGCACCCATTCCACTTAAATCTATTTGTTCCGCATCTGGAAATCCTGCAGGATCACTTACAGATGGCGGTGTATCTATAGGTAATCTACCAGTAGGAAATACTGATTTAGTTTGATCATCAACCTTAGCTTTTATACCACTATCAACTTTTATACTTGGTTTTTTATCCGCTATAGTTGGTGCTTTTTTATAAAGTTTATCGGCTTGTTTTTTATCAAAGGCGCTTAGACCACTAACAGGTTTACCTGCTGCATAATCCATCATTTTTTGTTTACGATTATTTATGATAGCATAATGATTTGCTACATTGACATTTCCACTTTCTACCGCATTATCAAACGCTTGTTGTTCTCTTGCTGTTAATACACTTTTTGTACCACCACCTAAAGGATGACTTGCTGTATCATACTTTGCTTTATAGTTTTCATAATAAGCATCTCTACCTTCTTTAGTAAAAGCACTATTAAAAGCGTCAGACAATGCGCCTTTTGCTTGTTCATAAATAGATTGTTCTGATATAGCTTTAAATTCTTCACTATTTTCCCAACCTTTTCCAAACTCTTGATTTAGAGCTTCTTCTAGATTTTTCTCTCTTCCAGATAAAAGAAATCTACCAACTAAAGCAGGAATACTTCCTATACCAGTAAGAGCTAATCCTGTCATTATTTTTTTATCTCTTTGTGTTTGGGCATATAATTCCATTAAACTTTGTTTATCTTTATTATCTATAGCTGTAGCTAATGCTTTTTTAAATTTTCTTGCGTCATCTTGTTGTTTAGCTGTAACCATATCTGATAATGCTGTTTTATCTATACTATCATCATCAGTAGAAACTTCTCTAACTAAAGGAGACTCTGTAGATGTTTCCTCTAAATTATCAGTAGGAGTATCTTGTTCTTCTTGTTGCTGTCTTAAATATTCAGCATAAGGAATAAACCCTTCTGGTATAACGTCAATAGGTTTACCGTTATAAAAACTAATCATTATACGTTCACCTGTTTCAGGATTAATATACTCAACTGTTTCATAAATTTGATCTACTGTTTCAATAAACGGAGCATCATCTTCAGGCGTAACAACAGGAGGAGTATCAGGAGTAGTAACAGGAGGAGGAGGTGGGGTTTGATCTAAAAATAAAGGACGATAACCACCTGAAGGAGGTGCTATTGGTGTTGGAGCAATCGAACTAGCAGGAACAGCAACATCTGTTTGAGTTTTGTTTTCATCAAATACAGAAGGTGTTGTACCTGCAATACCTGTTTGACCTGTAGCATAAGTACCTTGTTGTGCTTTTATAACACCACCTTGTGCCATTTCTTTTGGATCGTCTTCTTTATCTCCTGCAACAATAATAAGATCGGTCATGTCAAAGGGCATATCATCAGGTATAGTAGCTTCTTCACTATTACCCATCTGTCCCATAGCTTCCATTTTCTTTAAACCCATCTTAGCGTCTTGTCTTATACGCATAAGATTTTCAAGACCAACATAACGCACAACGTCAGCAGGAAAAACAAATTCACCTTCACTTAACATAGCAGGTATATCATCACGTACTTCTTCTTTTGTAGAACCGATAGGTACGTCATTACCAGACTCAGGATCTACTTCACCACCTTCATCTTTTAAACCGCCTTCGTTAAATAATTCCATTTGTTCTTCATACATTTTTTAGTACCTCATCTCTAAGTAGTTTAAGTCTACGTAATTGATATACCGCACCTTGTGCTCTATGCACTGACACGATATTATCAGACTGTTCCATTACTCTGTGTTGTTGATCTATTAAAGTATCTAAATACTTTTCAAAGTTATCCCATTGGGAGTGGTTGCTCACCAACCCCTTGAGCTTGTTCAGGTGCTCCCTGTCCTGCATTTCCACTAAATCCTTGTTCTTGCGGTGTTGGTGCTTGGCCTGTGCCTATGTTTCCACCACCTGCCCCTGTTGGGTCCATTGGGTTAGCCCCTGCAGGTCCACCTTGTTCTGTTCCTGCTTCTTTTTGTTGTTGCTGTTGTTCTTGTTGAAACTGTTTCATTAGTTCAGCTTGAATAGCAGCTTCATTCATATTGTTGGTAACTTTGTCAGGGTCAAGATCAAGAGACTTTGCAATCTCACGAATAATATACTGAAACTTAGCAAATGGTGCAAGTGCAGGGTTAGACGATACTTGCAAAAATTGCATAAGTCTTTGGCTACGTACCTCGTTAGCCATAAGAGATTCTGTTCCACGTGCTTTAACTTCTAGATCACCTTTAATTTCAGGATCAAAGTCAAACTGCATGTTAAATCTAAACAGTCCTTCTCCTAGTGGACGTAATAAATAATCATCTACATTTTTAATAACATTTTTAATTGTGCCACTAGCTGCACCCATTAACATACTAATACCACTAGCAGTTCTACCTACACCCTGTACTCCAGTTTGTCCATGAGCAAAAGAAGGAAAACCTGTAGATTCATCTGCTAGTACTCGTGCCTTATCAAATAGCTGTAAATTTTCACCTGCAACATTTGGAAACTTAGTGCCAAAGATAGCTTGCCCTGGAGCACCACCTTGTCTTCTGAACACTTTCCCTGGATATACTGATAGGTCTTGTCCTGGGACTAAGTTAGTTTCATCTACCTCTATCAGCAAGTTGCCTGACAATACAGCATTATCTACAGCCATACGCATAAAGCCATTCATAAGTGTCTGTGTATCGTCCATATTTTCAGCAATACCTACACCAAAGAATGAGTATGGATTTAGTTCATATGGTGCAGCCATGTACGGAATACGTGCAGGTTTAAATGGATTAAGAACCATACGTAATAGTTTATTATTACAAATCCAAATATTTGCTTGTAGTTCATCCATGTCAGAAAGTTCATTAGGTATATCTACACCTTGTTCTTCAAGCATTTTAACATCGCACATACCCCAGTACTCAAGAACTTCAAATCTTTCAATACCGTGTTCTGGTGCATAATCAGCTAAATCATCTTCCCAATATTCTTTGTCGTAGTTTTCTCCTAAAGATATAGCTTCGTCAATAACTGCTGAACGAAAGTATGGACGTTTCTTTAGATTACGCATTTGTGAACGAGATAGTTTATGTCGTTCTATTACATACTGTGCTTCTTCTATATTGTTAGCATCTGGGTCTGGATAAAAATTCCAAACAGATACATGGGATACTTGTGGTATTGTTTTAAATGTAGGCGAGTATTCTCCTGTTTCATCGTCCCAACTAGGATATTCTTTGTCTACAGCAAATGGTCCTTTCATTACACCTGTGCCAAACAATGCCATTTCAAATGAAGTGCTTCGTAAATGTTTAGATGCAGAAGATTCATCAAGTTGATCTTGTATTTTCTTTTGCATCTTTTTTGCTGCAATCATAGCAGGACTAAATGTAACTGCAGTGGGTGTACCACCTGTACCTTCTTTTATTCCTTCAATAGGTTCTAACTTTTCACGTAATTCTGGATTTAATGATTCTTGTAATGTTTTAATCGTAGCGCCTTTAGGCATTTCTTTACCGTCACCTTTAAAACCATAAGGCGATATTGGTTCGCTTTTTTTATCTTCCTGTAATTCTTTAGGTAAAGCAGGATCAAAAGAGACATTTTCTACTACCCCTTCTGGAAGTTCTGTTGGATCAACTGTTAAAGGAAACGCATTTTTTGCAAACAGTACATCTACAATTTGTCCATATGCCGCAAGTGTTTTAGTTTTAGTTACCTTAATAAATACACGAGATTTTTCTGCTTCAGTAAACTGAACGTCAGGACCATATATACCCCGATAGTTTCTATATGCTTTTAACCAACGTTCTTCGTCTTGTCTACGATAATCTTCTGCACGATTATATCGTTCCATAATAAATGGAATTATTTTAGATGTATCTGCATCTTCCTCTACTGAGTTTTCTGTATCTTCAAGAACTACTGCATCGTCTTCAATAAATACTTCGTTATCTTCTGCCATTTATTTTTCCTTAATAACCGAATGTTGCATCTGCTACTCGCATACCCATTGATGTTGTTCCATGTGGATCATAATCAAATATACTAAACCTTGGTCTTGACATTATACCATATCTTAACGCATCATACAAGTGGTCTTCTGAATGTGTATCAATATCTTCTGGATTTTTTTTATCTAAAGGTATTGCAGGTAGTTGCGATATAATTTCAGTGCACGTATTAAAAAATACTAATCTAGGATTTTCTGTAAATTCGTCTATTTGTAATCGTCTATGTATTTCATTTTTACCTGCTACACGAGAGCCTTTTGATCTATCTGAAGGACGCCATCTACACCCTCTGCTTATCATCTGCTCCGCAAGGCTTGGACCTGTATCGCCACGCTTATGCCATAAAGAGCTATCCAGTACTCCATATTTAATATTTCCGTCCTGTGCCTCTAGGTCAAGAACCATATCAGCTAAATCTGTAGCTAGTACTTTACTGACGTACAGTTCTCTATATACCACAAGTTGCTCATCAGGCGCAACGGCAAACCACACAACAGCACTATAAGAACCATATCCATAATCACATGCTCTAAACTTAACCCAGTTATTTGGTATCTTAAATGGTTCGACTACATGTATGTTTCTGTCAAACTCTGTAAAGGCTGCACCTTCTTTTATATCCCAGTCACCCTCTAGTAGTTGTCTACGTTGTTGTTCTGGCAGTGACAGTAGCATTGCTTCATAGTCACCTTGTGTAGACAAGTATGGGTTGTCTGATAGTCGTGCAGGTATAAACCTACGTTTGAATAGTGCCTTACCTGCTTTCTCGTGACCTGCAGGATATTTAAGAACTTCTCCTGTTTCTAAGTCTCGTGCTTCAAATGCTTTACCTGCAGGTGCAGGATCAATAAACATTTTCTTTACCCAGTGATGTCCTCTACCTCCTGGGTTAGTGGTAGCTCTCATATACACTGGTAAGTCGGTTGCAGTGGACCGTAGACGAGAGCGCATGTAGTTCCATGCGAATGGTGAGGGCCATTGAGTCAACTCGTCAAAGCCTATCCAACTAAACGCTAGACCTTGGTAGCGCAGGACATCATCTTCCCTGTCTAGGTAGGACATCCACAACCTCGCTCCAGAGGGCGCAGTCCACTGCATCTTTCGTTCAGACCACTTAATACCCTTCCAAATTTTAGGGTACATTTCTTGTGATTTAAATATAAGCTCTCTAAGTTCTTCTGTTGTATGCCGTAGTAATAGACCTGAAAATTCAGGATGACCCATATATCTTAAAGGATCTGCTAACATTGCATACGACTTGCCACCACCTGCACTGCCACCATATAAAACTTCTCGTTCACCTGCAGCTAGAAAATCTGTCTGTGGACCTTCATTGGGTTTGAAAATAATGTTGTGCTGTTCCTCAACAGGAATTTCCTCAACAATACTAACTTGCTTTGGGGTAGCTTTCTTCTTCAAGGGCTTTCGCACCGAGGCGTTTGTTTTCAATTTCCTCCGCTTTGGCGATTGCCTTTTTCGCATAGTCTGCCCATCTGCGTAGGCTTCCAACTTTGTTTTTTCTTCTTCGCTCATTGTCCAACCGTTTCTTGAGTCCTACGTGAGATATAGATCGACCTGTATTTCTAGATAGCCAATTGGCAACCTCACGATATGAATACTGTTTTAGATATTTCTTTGCCTCTTCAAGCATGTCAAGTTCGTGCTCAACAGGCTGAAGTATATCAGGATCGTCCTTATCTATTTCATATCCGAATGGTATTGTTCTTGATATACGTGGAATAGCAATCCATTCGTTGTCTTCTTTTATGTCGGTTGGTTGGGGTAACTTCCACTTTTGTAGAGGTTTAGTCATCGTCATCCATTTGTTTAGGTGGCATTAGCATTACACCACCCTTTGCTTCTACTTGCATCTTTTCTGTTTTTACTAGACCTGTACGATCAAGTAGTTCTTTGGCAGCTTGCATTTTATCACGAATACCTAACTCCGTAGGATCATACAATGCACCCACCATAGACATTGCAGCTTTAGGTGCATTACGTGCCATGTAAGTCTGCGTTGCGTCTAGTATTTCTTCTTTAAGTGACTTCACTACTTCAGCAGATGATGTAGTATCAGAGTATCCTGCAAGTTTCTTTGCGGTCACAATGTCTCCACCTGCTTCGTCAAACAGTACAGCCAATAGCTTTTGTTGTTTTTCTGTTAGTGCTCTTGTCATAGTTTTGATCTTCCAAATAATAATAGAACAAAGTTAAGTATGCCTCTGCCTATTTCTGTAGGTGTTGGTAATAACCATCCTAGTAACAATAAGATCATTACCCAAGGTGGTATGTTTTGAATATTGAGTTTTTCAACCATACCTGTTTCTACCTCTTTTAAAACTTCTGTAGTTATTATATCTCTACCTGCTGTAACTTCTTCAGTTTGTTCTACAGACATTACCGCCTGTCTATTCTCTGCACCTATCTGTGCATTAGAATTTACTGTAGGACCGCCTGATCCTCCTAGCGGTAGCAGAGTACTCAAACCACAAGAAGATAAGAATAGAGCGAGTAGTAACCATCTCATTACATCATCAGTTCAAAGTGAGGTGCATCAATAAAAGGTCTACGGCCTTGTGATCTACGCAAATCTACATATGCCATCATAGCGTCTTCTGATGTACCTTCGTATGTACGAATGTCACCTTCACTCCATGCTGCTCCCCATTTAATAGCACAACCTACTTCTTCGGCTGCTTGTTTAAAGGCGTCACATATATCATCATAAAGATTCAGTTCCCATGATACATCTGGACCTACATAGGCTACCACGTCTACTGCATGGCTAAACCCATCGTCCTGTAACAAATGTTTACTCGCCATTGTCTGTGATCGTCCTGCAGCTACATTGGCTTTCTGTTCTTCTAAAGTACGTACACCTTGTGTAACTCCAAAGTCTACCTCTGTTAGTTGAATGGCTCGTTCAACTACTGCTGTCATATCTGGATGGACACCTTCAAGTTTATCCATTGATCGTTGGCTTAATCTAAAAGTCATTATCTTTGTGATCCTTTTCTTATGCCTCTCATGCCTCTTCGTATAGCGTCCATCATTCCTCTAGGTCTCCTACTTGGTCTACGTGTAGGTGGTTTTCTTGTAGGTCTTTTTGGTTTTGGTCTAATTGGATCTCTAGTTGGTCTAGAAGGAGTTGGTCTTTTGCTAGGTTTTCTTCCTACAGGTCTCTTAGGTCTTGTACCTGGGTTAACTGTAGTTCCTCCACCAGGGAGAGCTTTAGGATCTATTGGTTTTCTTTTCTTTTTTGGCCTCTGTTCAAGCAAACCTTGCATACCTTTGTCTGGCTTTGTAGGTAAATTAGGTGGTCTAGTTTTTGGGGTTGGTCCAGTTATAGGCCGTGAAGGTCTTTTTGGTTTTGGCCTTGTCAAATAATCAGGTTTTTTTGGTCTTGTTGACATTTTCCCTTTTACCGCAGGTCCAGTTTTTGTACCTTTTGGTACTGCCTTAGGTTTAGGTTTAGTACCTCCAGGTTTTTGTCTAATACCTCTAATAAACTGTTCAAGAATTTTCCTTCTAGCTTTATCTTCGGCATCTTTTTTTCCTGATGGTCTACGTCTTCCTTTTGGTATTCTTACTCTACTAACCATTATCTTCTCCTCATTGGGGTACGAGTACGCACTGTAGGTCTACGTGATTTACGAACAGAAGTAGGCGTACTTCTTGTAGGTGATATTGCTGTTCTAGTTCTTCTGGTAGGTGCTTTAGGAGTGCCAGTAGAACGAGCCTTACTTGCTCTATCAGAAGCATACTTCTTCTTCATTGCTTCTTTTAATTTTTGTACTTGTGCCTGACCTGCTGCAGAATTTGCACTTGCAGCTTTAGAAGCTGATGTACCGCCTGTGGTGCCGCCTAGTTTAGTAGGACGTACATCAGGTCTTCTTCTTCTTTTTACTGGAGGCATAGTTGTTTGTAAAGTTGGTTTAGTTTTTTTAATAGGTGCTTTAGGAGTTGGAGTTGAACGAGCTTTAGATGCTTTATCAGAACGAGCTTTTGTTTGATAAGCTTTTATTAGTTGATCTGCTCTTGTTTTAAGGTCTAATGGACCTTTTCTTCTTCTTCTAGCTCTAGGAGTTCCTATTACTCTACCGCCTCTTGTACTTGGTGTTCTTCTTGGTCTTCGTATTCTCATTATCTCATGTCCTTTTTCATTGCTACCTTATTGCCCATAGGTTTACCTGCCATATAAGCTGTTGCACCCATGTATGCTGCTACCACACCAGTTTGTGCGATATAAAATAGCCCAAGCAAATCTGCAAGGGCATTTACTCTAGAATCTGACATTAGGGGAGTAAATAAAAACACAGTGAAAATAATCATCATGCCCATAGCTACCCAAGCCATAAACTTTTGCGATTCTGCTTTTTCTTCACGTAGCTCTATCTCAAGCATACGTTCTTTCATTGCTACTTCTTCTGCTGTGATTTTTCCGTCACCATCAATATCAAAGTCTACTACCATTATGTCCTCCGAAACCGTCTGGTTTTTTCTGCAATATTTTTAGGTTGAGCCACAAACTGCTTACCTGCCTTCGTGCCTTTTCGTTTAGCTCTGGTTGTAGCTGCATACTCACTGCTGCTAAGAGACTTAATAGCCGCAGTAGGAAGATAACGTTCACCAGTTTTAGCACTAGGTTTACCGCTTTTGGTTCTCCACTTTTGTTTAGTCCACTTATCAAGACTTTGTTGTGACTTTGCTTTAGCCATTTATTAACCACGCTATAAGTATAAGAGCACCAATACCTGAAGCTAACAATAAGCCAGTAGCTGTCCATGTAATAATAGCTTCCTGTATTTCAGCTTTACGATACTCTTGCTCTTTCTTTTGTTTACGTATTCTACCTTCGGTAGCTACAAGTTCATCCCATGCAGATGGACCCATACTAAAACTAATCCAGTCTTTGAGTTCCTTACGCATTGCTTCAGCTTTTTTCTTAGCTGTAAATATTTCTAATGCTTCAGCTTCAACTGACTGTCCATTAAGAGCTTTCCACCAAGGGGGATTTTTATTTTTTTGCTCTGCATAAGATAGGTCACTCATAGCACCTGCCCATTGAGCAAGTTGTCCTGACATATCCTGTAGGTCTTTACCTACCTGAAATCCCTTCTTGAGGGCGTTAAATGCTACAGTAGCCCCACCAATAATTGTAACTGGGTCCATCTCTTAGCCTCTAAGTTTTGTAGCCACCACCTTTGGCTTTGTATTGTTTTGCAAGCATTTGGGCTTTACGTGCAGACCATTGACCTGCCTTGCCCCCTTTGGTTCCTGACTTAATGCGGTTAAACAAATTCCTACGCATAGTAGGCTTAGTATAATTTCCTGCCGCATTTACTTTAGACTTTGTAGCCATATCTTAAAACTCTTTCTATATCGTACCGACCTATACCTATATCTCTTAGCTCTGAATCGGTCATGCTATATAATTGATCACGTGCAATTCTTCGTTTTGCAGATTCAATTCTAGCTTCAATTAGTCTGTTGAATATTCTTTTTAACATAATCTATCTCCTTTGTTAACGGTAAACTTAATTACCAGAGATAGTTATATCATATATAGTTATAACATACTACAGACAAAAATGCAACCCTGTTATGTCATTTGTTTATAGTACTCTTCACCTGAAAGGATAATGTGAGCGTCTGCACCTGTTTCTTCAAAACCTACAATCTTGTCTCCTGCAGACAAAGCAAGATACCCACCGCCTTGTATTACTTCTTCTAAACTATTACCTGCAAGACTGTGATCATCTACAATAAAATGATATGTAGTTGTAGAAGCCTCGTACCACTGTAAACTATATTTCTTAGTAGAGTTAGCACCAATAGATACATGCATAAATCTAATAAGACTTACAAAACTATTAGGACAAGTGTAAATAACGTCACCACTTGCCCCACCTGCAGTAGCAGTAAGGTCTTTAGCTGCTGAAAAAAATTTAGGATTTGGTAGCATTATTATTTTTTACCTGTAACCTTTTTAATTACTTTAGTTGTCCATGCTTCGTTTTCTGGTGTGGTAGGATCGTCTTTTACATAGTGACCCTTATCATTACGTGCACGTACCTTTACAGTTTCTGTTGCTGTAAGTATTGTTTTTAGCTTTGCTACTTCAGTTACCCAGTTACCGTCTGCATCTTTGGAAGCTACAACATTCTTATTAATGTCCTCTACATGCTGACCCATGTTTACAACTATGTAACCTAACCTGTTTACTTTTTCAATTTGTTCTGGTGTCATTTTTTCTTTGCCACTCCCCCACGCTTCATCTTCTTGACTGCACCGCCACGTTTCATATAGCCCATTTTATTACGAACTGCTTTTGGTAATTTAGCTAAACCTTTGTTTCCCTTTGGTACTGCTTTCACTGTTCCACCTCTTTTATACTGATTATATCCTTGAGCATGGGCGGCTTGTCCTTGTTTAACTGCGTCAATCCTACGTTTATAGACTTTACCAGTTTTACCCCAACGATAGCCGCCCTCTACTTTTTCTACTGGCATTTATTTGCACACACACTCTGGGCAACACTTCATATTCAATAAAGCTTTTACCAATCGTTTAATGTATGTCCAAATACCTTTTACAATTTTCATGTCCCTACTCCCACTGTTACACATGTACCTTGTGCAAAGATACCTCTTGCAAATATAGTGTCTACCATATCACGCATTTCATTTCTACACTCTTGCTCTTGCATAAAAAGATTATCGTTGTGTACCATGAGTGTGCATGTTCTGGCATCCATTGGTGTCATGCAAAACATGACAATGGCTAACCACATCAGAACTTAACTTTAGCACCTACTGTAATGTCACCAAACTCCCAATCACTGTCTGATGAAACTTCAGTATATACAGTTACGCCACTTACTGCATATTCTGCAGTCCAGTCGATACCTTGAAATATATCTTCGTCAAGCTCACGCATATTGATTTCAGTTTCTACAGATAGTCCAATACCTGCAGATGTGGTAAATGCTGCATATGGTGTTGCAGTCCAATCCCACTCTTCTACACCTGTAACGTAGTTAATGTCAGACTCTGCTCCTACAGAAACTGTCTGACCCCATAGTTCTACGTCAACGGCATTTGCTGCAGTCGCAGTAAGTGCAACTGCACTAGCTAGTAATATATGTTTCATAATAGTTTTCCTTATTTCTTTTTCTTTGCCATGCCGCCACGCATCATTTTCTTTTTGGTCATACCGCCTCCACGCATCATAGGTTTCTTTGGCATACCGCCTCCACGCATGGGTTTCTTCTTCATTGCTCTTGGTTTCATTGCCATTGTTTGTTTCTCCTTTGTCTTCTTTCTATTACAAGAGTTTGATACTCTTCTTTGGGATACACGTTGTAGTATCCTAGTTTCTCAAGCTTTAGACTTGCATCGTCTACCTGAGATAAAGACTGGATAAACATCATGGCGTACTCTTCGTCAATACTAGATGTCCAGTCATGTTCGTACAGAAAATCTAAGTCAGCTTCTTCTGCACCATATTCGGGATGAAACCCCATGATATGTATATCCCTGTGTGTATACGTATCATTAAGGAACCCGATAAATTCTGTAAACTGATAAGATGTAGGAAATTTGTAGGACGCAACTACAACTAATTCATATTTATTTGTATTGAACACATTAGCTTGTAGTATAGTTTCAATACCAATGTGATCTGTCTCTACTACAGTTACCTTGTTTTGTTTCCATGCTTCCTGTGCATAAGGACAGGCAGGTAGTCCGTTTAGTGCAGGGTTAGCTACCTCAAGCACCTCACGTGACCAACTACGTATATCGTCCTTTATCATTTCATAAACATGCCGCCTTTACGCATATCAAAATTACCTTTACGTGAAGCCATTCCACCTTTATTAAAAGGAGAGCTTGGTGTGTAACCTTTAAATTCTTTTTTACCTGCTCTTGTAAGTTGACCTTTAATATCTGCTTTATCTTTTTCAGCAGCTAATTGTTTTTCTATTTCTTTTCTTTCTGTTTTTTTACTAGCTAGTGTTGCTTTCTGAGCGTCAGTTAAATCGTCAGCATTTTCTAAAACACGAATCTGATCTTGTACTGCATTTAATTTTTTAACTAACTTTTCACCTTTAGTTGAAGTTATCACTCTGCTGCCAATAGCACCTTTACCTACTTTAATAACTTTTTCTGTTTTACTCATATTCTATTCTCCTTACCATTTTACTTTGTGTGACCAATAACGTGCACTTAACTTACTTGGGCTTGAGTCTTGTGCATTATGTCTCGCATAATAACTTTTCTTACGAGCTTTATCTTTTTTAGATGTAGGACTTTTACCTGCACCCTTTACACCTTGTTGTCCAAAACGAATAAATTTATATTTACCACCCTCTGACGCCATAACACAATGAGACTTAGTTGGGTGTTTAGGTGTACGCTTGGGTTTATTTACACCTGTTAACCCTTCTGCTTTCATTTTAGTTTTGACTCGTTCAGGGATTGCCATCCGTCCAACCTTCCATACGCATTGCCCACTCTACGTGTTCTAAAGAAAAAGATCTACCGTAGTGAGCCTGTACAGCTTCACGTACATAGAATACATCACTGTGGGGAATATGTAAATCTTCAATGTTACCGTCAAGTACGTGTTTATAAAACTCATCAAGAACATTGTCAGTATATAGTTTTACTGATTTTTTACTCATTGTCAAGAACTTTCTGTATTTTAGTACAAAAAATATTTATTATACTGCTCACTTATAGTGTAACATTTAAGTGTATCTTAGTTAAGTATAATTATATTTAGGATATTTAATATTTAAGTGTAATCACTTTAAGTGAGTCTTAGTTTAGTTATATATAGTTTTACACATTTCACGGCTCGTGTCAACCCCTATTCGTAAAATAAAGAATATTGTTCCTCATTTATCCTTATACTAAGAACAACGTTCCTAGTTTAACATGTTTTGCAGAATACTGTTCTGTGTAAACCAGTATATACATAATGTGGTTAACACTCATTTTTCCTGATCTGTGTATTTCTGTGTATATACTATCCACGCACCCCCCTGTGGCCCATGCACGTACCCATGTCTCAGGCTCATAGATCCGCATATATGACATATCATGTGCTTGGTGCAGACATATTATACACATACATCCACCATGCGTAAGAAAACTTCCAACATATCAACAGCTTATCTGTAATCGGTAACTGTTATGCAATCAGTTGCCACCAGATAATGTGTTTCAAATTATGTGATCACAAAAACAGAGTGTGTATCCAGTGCCGATTACATTTTAACCCTACCCCCATAGGGTAGTCTGGTCACATCAACTGTCCAACATTGGACGGTAACATTCCTCGTGCACACACATGAGTTTCACACACGAACTTCGGTATCGTAGATACCTGCAGTCACGCAGGAAACGACAGGCGCAGAGGATCGTATGTCACACACGCAAACCTCACTATCTAATACTACGTTTCTAATGATAGTTAATATATCTCACTTTAGTGTGAGAGATATATGTAACTCTCATATAGAAACATTAGATAGTGAAAGGAAGCCAATCATGGCAAAATCAATCTCAGTTAGCAAATCAACTTCAGTTGGAACAAAGCTAGATGACCTCGTTAAAGAGGGCAAAGCTCTTGGCAAAATGTGGTCTGCCTTACATAACGTGAAACAGTCAACCAAAGCTAATGGCTTTGATACTCGACTAGGTAAACTGCTTGTTGAGCTAAAGGCTCAGTCTACTTTGGACAGTGGTCAAATCTCACGTCAAACGCTCACTACTCATGGCATCCACAACATTGATCGTAGAAGACGATCAGAGGCATTGTGGTTCGTTGAAAACGAGGTGGCTTGTCGTGCTTTCATGGAATGTTCCAAGAAAGGTTTTACCTCTCTTACTGCTTTGCAGAAAGCAATGCGTGATGTAGCCAAAGCGGAAGCTGAACCTACAGCTAAAGCTGAACCGTCCAACGTTGGACAGTCTGACGAACAGTCTGAGGAAATCAATGACACTGGTTGGGTGGAAGTACCCAAAGGTACATACTCACTGGGTAACACTCGTACCTCAATCGTTGACGCAATCTTTGCACATTGCAACGATCACCAGATTGACATTGATACAATCATTGCTGACTTACAGTCAAAGGCAGCGTTAGTAAAAAAGGAAGCAGCGTAAGCTGTTTCCACTACTGGAGTTTAACAATGGATAAAATGTGGATTATTGTTGGTTTTAATGAATTGGGTAAACCTTTCATACATTCGAGTTATGATACATATCAAGATGCTGTGGATGCTTCCTACGATCTTTTTCACGTAGAAGGTATCCATTTGGATAATGGTCAAATTGTAGAATTGGAGTTATAAAATGATACCATTTTTAATGTTCTTAGTGAATGGCATGGCACTAGTGACTATAGTCCTAATCGGCATGACAAGTGACACATTACTTGCAATACCACACATGGTAATTGTGTTCATAATCGTAATGGCAATCAACTATCTGGTAATGTATCTGGATGAACTTTAATAGTCTCATAGTTATATAACACTTGAATTATTAGTGAAAGTGTTATATAACATATGTAGACATTAACAATGAGGTTTAAAATGGAATACAAATTTTTCAGTGATTTGTACAAAGACGTACATGGTTTTCGACCACGTAACATTCAGCCTACTGCTGAACTCGTTGACTATTTGCAGCGTGAACTTGAATGTCAAATAGCACAAGAGCGTGAAGAACAGCAGAAAGCTGTTGACATTTGTATGTCTGTTGGTGCATCATCACCAGACGTAGCACTACGTTGGCTTGAACAAGCTGACTACGCTGACTACTATTAATTGAAACCGTCCAACGTTGGACACTTTAAACGAGGTTTATGATGATACATAAAATCGAACACGTAGATGATGGATTTGTGAGAGTTCACAGATCATCTGTACTTACTGGTAACGTCAATTCAATGGTGTTACCTACACGTCAAGGCAATCTTGAGCATTGGGAAGACTGGGGTCTAAATGCCCATGATATGTTTCCGCATTTCAATGGGGATCAAATCCAGTTTTTAATCACTGGTATTATACCAGAGGAATGGGATGAAACACATTCATTTACTGCAATATCTTTAGATGCGAGGGAAGAATAATGTCTGTAAGACAAATACTAAAAGTTTATCGTTCAGCTACTGCTGATGAGATTGATCATGGCATGAAATGGTATGCCATTGCAAAGCGTGACGCCACAAAGATTGCCAAAGAATTTGGCGTTAGTGTAAACACTACTGTTGGTGTCATTGCTGCACTGTCTCCCAACCTTGGTTGGTCTGTCAATCTCAAGTCTGCACGTGATTTGATTGAGGCATTTACAAATGGTTGCAGTATAGATGAGGTAACTGTGTCTGCCTATCCTGCCAACAAACGTAAGGCATGGGATATGCTTGAGCAAAAGATGGTTCGTAAGAAAGCATTGATGGCTAAACTCAATGGACGTAAGACTACAGCTTTCTTTGCCAACATAGTTGGACTAGACGTTGTGACTGTAGACGGTCACGCCAAGAACATACATGATGGACTGCGTAGAGTTCTCAAGAACAACAACGTAGGTGTCAAGGAATATGGCATCATTGCTGATGCATACTACAAAGCTGCCGACAAAGTTGGTATCAAAGGTTATCAAATGCAAGCTATCACTTGGGTAGCATGGCGCAGACAACATAACATAGCGAGGTAAAGTTATGATGGACGATTTATTTAATAACATTAGTGTTTTTCACAAAGGCACAAAAGTATCTATTGCACAACATTATGACTGCCCTAGTTCTAAGTATAATGGTACTGCCGCTATACAAGAGGTGGCTATTGTACCTGAAGACGGTAGCACATGGGATACTGCATACATACAAAACTATGCCGCAACTTTGGATAATCTTATAGCTGTATTAAAAGGAATACGTGATGAAATTGAAACAGAGAAATATAACGAATCCAGTGGCAAAAGCTATGCTCGAACAGCGCAAGCAGCCACAGGTAGTGCCACCTAAAAAGGGCACGAAACGCAAGCCTAGTAAAAAGGAGAAGTACAATGCGTTACGAGATGCAAAACTTTATTAAGTTTGCAAGCACCAAAAAAGTGTCCAACGTTGGACAGAAACCAAAGCGTGATGAGCACAAACGTTTACGTAAAATTGCACGTAAGAACAAAGCACTAGCACGTAAAATATCACAATAACTTATATAAGGAGTATATAAAATGACTACCCCAATGTTTAAATCAGTAAGACCAATCGTTAAAGCTACGCATCCTGAGTTGTATGCAGAGCACACATTCCACATGAAAAAGTGTGTAGCCTATACCTACAACTATTCGTACCTTGACGATTACATTGCCGAACACTGGAACAACAAGTCAATCAAACAGATTGCCCTTGAGACTAACGAGTATGAGCCACGTGTGGCATACAGGTCAAAGGTATTGCAGTCTGTGGGTATCATTCAACCTAAGTGGGTACAGAACGGATCAACTCAGTTGAAGATTGAACGTAGTAAACTGCGTCTTAGATTGAAGCAAGTGGAGCAACAGTTGGAGCAATGTGGCTAGGTAAACATAAAGGTAAGTATATTGTGTATGGTAGTGATGGGCGTGTGCTCATCATTACCCGATACAAGAACATTGCAACTAAAATAATTGAGGAGTACAAACATGACAGAGAAAACAGTAAAGACAGAGCTAACACGTGAAGAGGTAGTAGAACTACTAGGTCTGTATCACGTCATAGATGAGATAGTATCAGACTTTGGCGAGATGTTCGACACTGATCTAGGCAAGGTACGTAAGCTACAAGAAATGTCTTGGACATTGAAGAACCTATTTGACTTTAGACCACGTATAGGCGAGAACGGTTATCCAGAACACTATCGTCCATACGTTATGCCTGATGATGACAAGGCGTGGTATCACACACCAGAGGAAGACTAATGATAGTAAAAGGCTATGAAATAGTTGTTGAGATTGACGGTACTAAGAGTGCTATCAATCTTGATGACCTATACCCATCAATCAAGGACTGGCATACTGCCACTGACTTTGCCATGAAGATGGCACGTGAGGCTAATCCTGATGCCGTACACATTGACTTCATTGAGTGCGGTGAGTACGAGCTAGAGGGTTACGAAGGTATAGACTACATACACGAAGCACCCTTTAGAGTACAATGATATTCCATTTGTTTGCACCTATAACTTGTTACTTGGCACTGCCATTTATCATAGCTATAGGTGTGACATTTGGGGTACACAAAGATAATATAAATATACCTGTTATTTATTTAACTACATTACAAGTGTATATAATAGGTGTAGTTATACAAACAGTTAAAAGGAGATTGAATGATGGAAGCAAAGATAAAACTAACTAAGACCATGCTCGACAAGAGCATAATAGATGCCAACAAATCTGTGCGAGAGTTCTTAGAACAAGAGCTTGACTATACATATGACAAGTTGGAAGCAGATGTATCTGATGGTAAATACTATCACAACTACTGGTGTCATGCACTGTATGAGGACGATACCCCTACTATTGTTACGTTCTACAAGTCCAGAACCAGAGGTGACAGACGTATTAGCATCAAGAACTTGCGTAAGTTTGCGGAGGAGGGAGACACTGTGAAGCTACGTTCAGAGGTTGTAATGGTTGAAGATTGCATCTTTGATGTACGTGTAATAGTGTATAAAGAAGATGATGACCAACAAGGAGAAACCGTTGCCGCCTGATGATCCACACGATGACTGGGGCAACCACCCAATACCAAAGGAGATACCTTAATGGATACTGTGTATTTTGAAGATGAACTACCACTCAACCATGAGCCTTGCCTAGATCATTGGGCTAAACTTAGAGCTAAAGATGAATAGATTTCTAATAAGCTACACACCCGAATGGATTTCACGTGAACTGTGTGACAAACACATAGTCAAGATGCCATTGGAAGAGGCACAGATGTTATGTACTGCTGTATGGCAACATGCACCAGAGTATGCAGAGAAGCATGATCTGTACAAGCCAGTGCATCAGAAGCACCCATGTACAATATGGGCAGCTAAAACTCGTGCCAACTATAACTATGGCCTTGCCTTGTTTGACCACATGCAAGCTGAGTACAGCTTCAGGTATGGCAGACGCCATGCTTCCAACAAGCATTACTTTGCCTTGCAAGATGCAGCGCAGTACATACCTGAAGGTGACATAACACCACACCCTGAGTGTTTCAGTGAGCACACTGACCTCAAGAGTGGAGAGAACTGGCCTATCAATAGCTATCGTAAGTTCTACATGACCAAGCAACGTAGGTTCAGTATGAAGTGGACTAACCGTCCAGTGCCATCATGGTTTCGTTTTGAAGAGGAGGCAGCGTAATGATGTACATATTAATATGGATGCAGCTATTCAGTACACAGACAGTTGAGTACTACCAGTTGGGTAACTATGCCACACTGGAAGAGTGCCAGATTGAACTGAGCAAAGCAGCTAAAATGATAACACACAAAGGCGAGACTGTGGCTTGTCTAGAGGTGGAGATACAACAGTGATAGCTGAGATGCTTACATGTATTGCACTCAACGTGTACTATGAGGCACGTAGTGAGCCATTGGAAAGCCAGATAGGTGTGGCTCACGTTGTCCTCAATCGTGTTGCAAGTGACAAGTTTCCTGATGACGCATGTTCTGTGGTGTATCAGGGTCTTGAAAAAGGTAGAGGCAGATGCCAGTTTAGTTGGTACTGTGACGGTAAGTCCGACACACCCAAAGAGAAAAGTGCGTGGCTGTACTCGCAGCTTGTAGCACACAACGTAGTACGTGGGTATGTCAAGGACAATACCGATGGGTCTATCTACTACCATGCAAATTATGTTCGCCCCTTCTGGAGCAAGCACTACGAACACACTGTGACTTTAGGGTCACACATATTTTACAAATAGCTTATCGTTACTAGTACAGGGAAACGGTATGTGATATAACTAATTATCAGTTGCCAATATAACAAATGAAAAGGAGAAAATATATGCCATTTGATATTCCAACACACTTAGACTTTGACGTAGACTTTGAACCAACAAAGATGGATGACAAAAAATATGTTATAAATCAAGACACTGGCGATTACCTTGGTATCGTGGGTGAAGGGTTCAAGTGTGCATCACACGGTGACTTCTACCGTAATATGTATGATACAATTACTGAGGAGTTAACAGACGGTGACCTTGAGAACGCCAACTACAGGTGGTCTACTGCACGTAATGGTGCATGGTCAATGCTCGACATTACTATGCCTGACATGCAAGTACCCATCGTAACTGAGAAGATGGAGACTAGCATAGGCAATCGTATCATTGCTTTGCATGGTGTTGATGGGTCATGCAGTAACCAAGTATACTTTGGTGCTATTGATTTCTTTTGCACCAACGGTATGATACGTGGTGAGTATGACAAGGTACGTAGAAAGAATACCTCTGGGTTCTCATTACATAGCTTCATAGGTGAGTTACAACGAGCACGTACTGACTTCTATGCAGAAGCAGCAAAGATGCAAGTATGGGCTGAGACTTCTACGAAGTACGTTGACATCAAGTCATTGCTTGATGAGATGATCAAGTCTGATCGCAAGGCAGAGAAAATGTATCAATTGTATCTACATGAGGCATCACAACGTGGTCACAACAAGTGGGCATTGTACTCAGCGTTTACTAACTACGCTTCCTATGCCGATGAACGAAATGGTTTCAACCTACGTAACACTGGCAATGACACACAGGCAATCAGCATGTGGTCACGTGAGCAAGAGGTATCCAAGTGGGTATCGGATAAACGATTTGTACAACTGGAAGCTGCTTAATGAGCATGTCAAGTCAAGAGTGGTGGGAATATCTAAAGTGGGCTTCTGCCCACCACCTAACAGAAGAATTTCCAGATGAAATTTTATCTGACTCGTCACCTGAGTATGAAATGCATGATGCACGTATGAAGTGGATACAGGATCATGTTACTGAAAGAAATGAGTATCATGATAGTGATGATATTTTTGATGACATACACATACTGGCAGTGTCTGCCTTTGAATTAGTAAAGGAGAAGATTAATGGTAGCACTGCCTAGATTTGTACAGAAACGAGTGTCACTTTCGGGTGACACATCGTACCGCTTCAACCCACCACAGAAACTTGTCAATGCAGGTGTTGTGTCACGTGAAGAATTAGGTAATGACCTACGTGTAAGTAGACAGCTTGCAAAGGAGTTAAACAAACAGATAGACGATTGGAGAGAGGAACAGTCAAAGGTTGTGAACATCAAGCCAAGCGGCAAGGTTACTGACCTGATAAACTTTTACTATTCTTCTAATGATTTCAATATGTTACGTGAATC